TGATTACGATGAAATCTTTGATGACGACGACGGATACCCAGACTAATGGTTAGTAGATCTAAAAGACTTGTAAAGTTGCTTGAGCGTCTAATCAAGCAAGACCATCTCTACACTGATGAGAAAATCAGAGAGATGAAGGTCCAACTTCGTGAGTTGAAAGAGCAACTCGCAGAAATCGAAAAGAAAACATCAAAAGGATTTGGAGAATGAGCGTAAAACTGGTTAGTGTAACCCCTGATGCAGAGCAGACAATGGCATATGTTGCCCGTGTCTCTAACCCCAACAATCAGGAAAACCCCAACTATGCCAAGTTGTTGGGTTATTGTATTAAGCACAACCACTGGTCTGTATTTGAGCAGAGTTTCATGACTCTGGAGATTGAGACTACCCGTGGTCTGGCAGCTCAAATTTTGCGTCATAGGTCCTTCACATATCAAGAGTTTTCGCAACGTTATGCTGATTCCTCCCTACTCGCGGAGACGATCCCAGTCCCTGAACTTCGTCGTCAAGACACCAAGAATCGTCAGAATTCTATTGACGACCTGGATGCAGAGTTTGTGGAGTTGACTAATAAGCAGATTGAGACTTACTTTGCTCAAGGTATGAGTCTGTATCAGCATTTGCTTGACAATGGTGTTGCAAAAGAGTGTGCTCGTTTTGTGCTTCCTCTGGCAACTCCTACCCGACTGTATATGTCTGGGTCCTGTCGTAGTTGGATTCACTACATTCAACTTCGCTCTGCAAATGGCACCCAAAAGGAGCACATGGAGATTGCAGAAGCATGTAAAGAAATCTTTGCTCAGCAGTTTCCGACTGTAGCAGAAGCCCTTGAGTGGGTCTAAATATCATTACCTTGAATTTGTAACAATGCCTGTATATCCTGTCGTCAACCTTGAAACTGGTGAGACTAAAGAACTTAATATGACCATTGCTAACTATGAGCAGTGGAGAAAAGATAATCCAGAATGGGATAAAGACTGGAGTCAGGGATGTGCAAGTCCTGGAGAAGTCGGAGATTGGCATAACAAACTAATCTCCCGCAATCCTGGTTGGAATGATGTGCTCGGAAGAGCGGCAAAAATGCCTGGTTCAACAGTAAAGAAAATCAGCTAAAACATGGCAAGAAGAAAAAGAGCATCTGCAGAGCAACCTATCGGGGTTGGTCTCACGGCAAAGCAGATGAAGCGGAAGAAACCGCTCAGTTCAGAGTATCTGGTTGGAATTGAGCCTCTAACAGAAAATCAGACAAGACTGTTTAATTCTTATTCAGAAGGCAAACACATCGTTGCCTATGGATGTGCTGGCACTGGTAAGACATTTATCACACTGTATAATGCACTTCAAGATGTATTGAGTGAGAATACTCCATACGAGCGTATCTACCTTGTCCGCTCTCTTGTAGCAACCAGAGAGATTGGTTTCCTTCCTGGATCACATGAAGATAAGGCAGACATCTACCAGATTCCATATAAGAATATGGTGAAGTATATGTTTCAAATGCCTTCTGATGCTGACTTCGAGATGCTCTATGGTAATCTGAAATCTCAAGAAACCATCAAGTTTTGGTCTACTTCATTCCTTCGTGGCACTACTCTTGATAACTCCATCATTATTGTTGATGAATATCAAAACCTCAACTTCCATGAATTAGATAGTATTATCACTCGTGTTGGTGAGAATACTAGAATCTGTTTCTGCGGTGATGCAGTCCAGTCTGACCTGCAGAAGTCCAATGAGCGTAATGGTATTCATGATTTTATGAGTGTATTGCGTAAAATGCCATCTTTTGATATAATTGAGTTTGGGGTCGATGATATCGTCCGTTCTGGACTTGTCAAAGAGTATATCCTAGCAAAAATGGAAGCAGGTTTTTGATGTTTGATCATGTTGATGTTAGTCTCCCTAGTCTTGAAAGGGAGACTATTGATGGTGTAAGGTATTATAAAGTCCCTGACGACGAAGATCTTCTCCGACTGGTCTCCATCACTTCGGTGACCAGTCATTTTAATAAGGAGATTTTTGTCAAGTGGCGTAAGAAGGTTGGCAACGAAGAAGCAGACCGTATTACAAAAGCAGCAACTAGTCGTGGCACAGATATGCACACACTGGTAGAGCATCATCTGAAGAATGAAGACCTGCCAAAAGTGCAACCGATTTCTGATTTTCTATTTAAGATTGCTAAAGAGAATCTAAATCGTATAAATAATATTTACGCCCTCGAAGGTTCGCTATATAGTAAGCAACTGGGTGTTGCTGGGACAGTTGACTGCATCGCTGAATATGACGGCGAGTTGGCTATAATCGACTTTAAGACTTCTAAAAAACCAAAACCGCGCGAGTGGATTGACCACTACTTCGTACAATGTATGGCATACGGTTGTATGTTGTATGAATTGACAGGAATCTCTGTCAAAAAACTTGTAATCATCATGGCATGTGAAAATGGAGAATGCGTCGTCTATGAAGAACGAGACAAATCAAAGTACATCAAACTACTCAGCAAATACATTAGAAAGTTTGTTAGAGATAAACTGGAGCTCTATGGAAAATAGTAAAGAACTAGAACAAGCAATAGAGAGTAAGTTTCTGACTCCTTCTAAGTTTGCCCTTGAGATTGAGAAGATTGTCATTGAAGAAAACTTCAATTACATCGACGCCATTTGTCACTATTGCGAAATCAATAATCTTGAGGTAGAATCAGTAACGAAGCTGATTTCAAAACCATTGAAAGAGCGATTGAAGTGGGATGCTATCCGTCTCAACTTCATGAAGAAAACTTCAAGAGCAAAACTTCCTCTATGACCGTGACACCCTTTGAAACTTATCAACATTATTTGTCACTAAAAAATCACTTCACAAACCCCAAATACGACTTCTTTAAATACGGCGCGAAGACCCGCGCCAGTATGACTTCTTTCAACAAACGAAAGGACAAATACTGGTTCGAAAAGACTTCCCGCAAGTATTCTGATAAAGAAGTCGTAGATTTTTTAGTATCTAATTTCACTGCCACTGACAACCCACAAAACTTATGGATTGGCGAAATCATCAATTCTGGCGAAAGAAACTATTCCGAGTGGATGAAACGCCAACAGAGTTTGACCTACTTATTCAAAGAGCAAAGCAACGAATTGTTATCGGAGAACGAGTTAGAGAGTTTGTTCAACTGTACCAAGGGTCATCCGAAAATTCTCAAAGCGTATCTAAGCGGGAGCGTATCGCTAGAAACCTTCACAATCTTCGACAAAATATTCCGTTTCTCAGAAAACTTTAATAAGACACTAACTGACCCAGTGTGGGAAACCGTAAGTTTGAAATTGAAGAAGTATTCTCCGTTTCTAAATATTGATATGTTTCACTATAAAAAAATCTTACGGGATATTATCGATGAGTGACTTTTTTAAATCTGATATCATTCAAGAAGAGCTTGATAACATCAATCAACTTCAAGAAGATATCTATGGCAGCATCATGACTTTTGGCGGCATGGACCGTGAGACCAAACTTGATCATGTTGAAAAGTTACAGACCTTGCTAGAAAAGCAAAGGATCATGTATACTAGATTGTCCCTTTCAGACGACCCTCAAGCGGTCGAGATGAAAGAGAATCTCCGCAAGTCGGTTGCCCTGATGGGTTTCCCACCAGACACTGACATGCAAGTTTTATTCGACAGTATGAGTGAAACGATTGAATCCCTCAAGAATTATCTTGACGACTGAGGGCATCCTTGCTATACTATCCGAGTAATCCACCAAATCCAAATCAATCCGAGGTAATCCAATGTCTTTCGCAGACCTTAAGAAGCAATCTAAGCTTGGCTCTCTGACCGCAAAACTGGTCAAGGAAGTCGAAAAAATGAATAACAACGGCGGTTCTAATGGCGATGACCGTCTCTGGAAACTGGAGTGTGATAAGAGCGGCAATGGTTATGCCGTTATCCGTTTCCTGCCTGCTCCTGAAGGTGAGGACCTTCCTTTCGTGAAACTCTACAGTCACGCCTTCCAAGGTCCTGGCGGTTGGTATATTGAAAACTCCCTCACCACCCTGGGTCAAAAGGACCCT